CAACAAGTGTTTCTTTATCAAATAGTGGAACACTTCTAATTGCCAGATTTTCTGCAGTAGAATCGGAACTGGCATTATTTGCGGATAGACCGTGCTTAAGGACATATCCACCATTCACACTTATGGTAGGTGTAAGTGCCGTAAATGTATCAATGTCAACTCTATCTTTTACAATATAATCCCCTCTATTATTATTTGAGGAATCGGTGACTCTAAATCTATTACCGGCAACTAATCCGTGAGGTCCAGAACAATTAAAGGTTCTTACGCCAGAAGAATAACTGGTGGTTGTAATCCGAACCGAAGGACCAACAATAAAGGCATATTGATTTTGCGTAACTACAGGGTCTCCTGAAGTCCTAGCAATTGAGATTGTTCTGTCTCCGGAAACTGCAGTAATACGATGATAGGTATCTGATGTTGTTCCGGCACCCGTAAACTGAACTACATTACCAATTGCCGTTGTGATTCCTGATGTTGCAATGGTGTATCTGGCATTACCATTACCATTACCAATCACAGAGGCATCAAAGAATAGATCATCGGCAGAATATCCGGAACCAGAAGAAACAATATCTACAGAAGCAACTCCACCACCAGATATGGTAACATTTGCAGTTGCTCCTCTCCAGTCTCCAGTCTGAGAATCGTTTAGAAGTTTGAGATTCTGATATATTTTAGTTCCGGATGTAGGTATATAATTAGAACCATTGTTAGTTCTAGTTCCTGTAACAATACCGGCAAGACCGTGCTCTCTGGCAAAGGTAATTGTTGGTGAAGTTGTTGTAGGATTAGAAACATTAGAAACATCAAGACCAACTCCCAGACTTGTGAGTAAAGTATCTGTGGATTCTTTTGTAATACTCTTTTTGAGGTCGTTTGTGACTACTTCACCAAGAGGAGACCTTTTGGCAAATGACTTAGCAGAAGATGGATTATCGTTAATATTATCTCTGTCTAACTGTGGATATAGGTCAACTACATTTTGACTATACTTGATGTTTGTGAATTCTGCTGGTACTGCCTTATCGGCACTTAAAGTATAGATATGATAAACACCATCCTGAATACCACTAATGTACGGAGTGATTACTTCACTTCTATAATTGTAAAGATTTGCTTGTAAGTCATTTCTCTCAAATCTTGGAAGTGAGGTTGTTCTGTTGGTTGTATTATTTGTGAATGCTTCGGGAGTTCTTGTTGTTGTGTATCTAAAGGTCATATCATCAACAATTGATGAAACCCTAACGGTTCCGTTATATCCAGAATTTCCAACTCCAGCGGGGTTGGTACTGTCCGTTACATTTTTAATAATAATACTGTCGCCAACCTGAAGATTGTGTGGAAGTTCAGAAATTACGGTTACGGTTGAGGATGCACGAGAACAAGTACTAATAAATCTTGGATTTCTGTTATACTCATAGTCTGATAATGTAAGACTAGAAAGAATAGGATCAGTATCAGATCTAATTCCAGTTGAACTTGATTCTTGAATTATAAATCCGTCCTCTGGATTTTTACCTCCCGTAAGTTCTTTTGGAATTACAACTCTAATTTTATAAAGTTTTTCATCTAAACTTCTAGTGTCTTCGGTTCTCTTCACATAAGAAGGTTCGGTTCTATTAGTTAAACCAGCAACACCCAATGCAATTATTGCATTGTAGGCATCACTACCAGCATTTGTGGTAATATACCATTGAGTTCCATCATATTGAACCGGATGTCCAATATCTCCGGCAAACTTATCCGATACTCTGCTCAGAATTCTTAAATTAGTTCCTTTATATGCGGCAATTTCATTACCACTGACCGCTGCTGATTCTGAAGATGCGAGTTTAATTTCAGTAGAAGAATGTCTGATTGCATAATAAACGGTATTTTCTACAATATTCTCGGGTAAGTCTCCAGCATCACTCAGAATAATAACTTTTTCACCAGTCTGAATATTATGAGTTCCGAGTGTAAAGATATTGGATGATGGTATGGACGATGTATATTCTTTGACGGAACTTGTGACTCCATCAGACATTAAAATATTTGCCGAATATTCTATTCCGGTTGTGGTATTCTTAAAATATAATTTATCACTTACTCTCGCACCAATTCTATATCCCTGAGTCAGAATTGGAGGAACATCATCTTCGGAAGTGAATCCAAAAAGATAAAGTCTTGTATTATTTGCAGCAGATATTGTTTTGGCAACATCTAATGAAATCCAATCAATATCTTGCTCTTCCTCAACAATTGCTCTTGGAGCAATAATTGAGGTGATGAATGCCTTATTGTCTTTATCAAATGCTTCTTTCTTAAATCCAGAAGAAGTCAGTGAAATCTGACCGAAGTTGGAGTTTGAGTTGGTGATACTCAAATCTCCACCACTTTCAGAATCAAAGTGCTTATTAAAACCAATTGCAAAGACGGATACAATCTGAATAAAGGAATCATTCGTTGCCTTTATGTGAAATGTTTCCCATCCACTTCTGTAAATTGATAATGGATCTAGGTGATAAACAGTTCCGAGTGAGGATGAATTGCTGGATAAAGTTGCTCCTGCTTCTCTTGTGATAGTAATATTGTCAGAATAATCTCTATTTGTTGGATTATATTTTACAAATGCACGGTCATCTTTCTGTAAAGATACTCCTGTGAATTGCGCCACAACCATCGAACGGAAACCCGATGCCTTACTACCATCGGCAAGCATTCCGTTCATACCATAAACAGAACGCAAGGAGATATTAAAGATATATGGAGATGCTCCAGATACGGTATCGGTCTCAATGGTTACGAATCCACTTGATGCATTTCCAGGTGTTGTTAAATTAAGCGGAAAGTTTGGAAGAAGATATGTAAATACCGTTGGGTCGGTATCGCTAATACTTTGAACTTTTGTTGAGATATTATAATCTTCTGGTAAAACTCCACTAATCTTGATTGGAGTTCCTGCCGTAAGTTCGTGAGGTATTGTTGTCTTAACCGTAACCTGACTATTTGGAGTTCCACCAGATCCGGACTCAATTGTAGTAATCTGAATAGGATCTGCTGCAAAGGCACCTACAATCTCCCATTCTGGTCTTTGCTTCTCAAAACCACCGGGATTTTGTGGATACTTCTGATCGATGTCTCTACCGGACGCAAGATTAAATGCATTAGAGAGTTTTGCATAATACATATCAAGGTCAGTTAGACCATAAGAACCTACTGTATTCACACCATCGGCATACTCGAAGCAGGTGAGCTTGTGGTGAGAGAATGTTGGTACTGATTGATTATTAACAGAAAAATCTGCTGGGTCAGTATATACCGTACCTTCTGTACTACCATCAAAGATACAAAACTGCCAGAAATAGCAGGCACCGGTGATTCTAAAAATTGCCGAGTTTGGAACAGCAGAATCAGTTGGGTTCGGAACATATTTTGGACGAATCTTGGTCTTTCTTAAATCAAGACCAACAATTGAAGTTCCTCTGGGTACAACAACACCACCATTAATACTATTAAACTTATAAAGAATATTATCCTCTTGTGTGAGGTCAAATACTGAATTAAGTGTAAGTGATAATGTATCTATCGCCGCTGATGTTTGTCCGCTTGGTGATACTGCTCTTGCGACTCCACCATCATTATATACGGAAAAACCAGGTCTGTTATCAACCGTATGTGCTCCCGGCATCAAGAGAATTGTGGTTTTCTCTACATCATCATTACTATTTCCTCTCTGATAAGAAAATCTTGCTGCCTCTAAAAGTGCTCTCTGTAATGTCTTAAAGGGTTGGGCAAGTGAATTACCCTGATTACTAATACTATCAGTAGAATCAAGGTCGCTAGGAGAAACATAAAGAATGCGACCTTCTGTGTTCTTTATGAAATTATCTAATTTGTTCAAGGGCACGGTATTCTAACTCCTACAAATATCTTTCTTATCTTTTATTTATGAAGTCAAATCCTCCTCATCAAAAAGATATTCTACATCTGGTGGCATATCCTCTGGGTTTTCTAGGTCCATCATAAACAGGCAAGGATGTGCCTCCTCGTCTATAAGATAGAACGAGTTTTTATATAAATCTTCTGGTTCAAATGTTCTGTATTTATCTGCTGTTTTACAGAGTTCTTGGTCGTATAAGTGCCCATCCGGTAATTCATCAAAGGTAAAAGGAATCTCGTTGATGAAGTACATTTTCACTATCATACTACCTTTATTATACCAGCAGTATGCGTGAGTAATTTTATACTTTAAAGACATAGGAGTTGTTCCCATATCTTATATTTATTTTCATACCCGTGAGTGGATTCGAACCACCGCTTGAGAGATTTTCTTACCACTACAACTTTCGTTGCCTTTTCAGTTTGTGGTCTGGACTATACCTTCACCATACCTTTCGGTTTAGGTGTTCCCCGTCTAGTCTCTACACCTTCATCTTGCGATGCTTGGCTCGGTATTGCCATTTTACAGGTTTCACCGAATTTGAGGAATTACACTCATAAGGTTTCCCAAATGAGGCTCAATTTTACATAAGTCTCTTGCCTCTTCCGCTGGGCTACACGGGCGTGTATAAGACCATTATAACTCATAGAGTCATAGTGGTCAAGTGCTGGTTGTCGGTTACGATCCGACCTGTGTCCGATTATGAGTCGGGTGCTTTCACCAGATAGCTAAACCAGCATTTGCTATTCGCAAATAACGAATAGCAATACCAGCCGAGGGTATTGAACCCTCCCAAAGGCCCTAATCTGGGGCAAATCGCTTATAAGGCGACTCTGAACACCTGTTCTGACTGGCATAAAATCCAGATCAATTATAGCAGATCTGGAACTCTTTGTCAACAACCTTCTTCGTGATCAGTATGTATTCGTATAAGTTCGTCGTCTGCAGGAATCATCACTGCTGCCCGCCCATTCTCATTGACAATACCCAATTGTTCTCCGTTTTCGACTCTTTCAATGAGTTCGTCAAAGCGTTCTTGAAATTCTTCCACTGTGAAAACTTCCATTTATCAAAGAGGATCTGAGTAAGCAAGACAATCATCACTTACCTGAGCACGAACCACTTCAAGAACATTCATAAACTGGTCTACGGTCTCACATTCCACAACACGTTCTTCGCCCTCACTTGAATACAGATAGAACTTACGAGCAAGAGTATCAACAACACAGCGGGTCAGGGTCTCTTCGGCAGGCATCAGGCATTTCGTTTGATTACCTAGGTATTATAGGGCATGTCGGGTCGGGTTGTCAAGCATTCTATGATTTATATTTTTTGTATACCAAGTTGCCATAGTATATCTTTTTCCACTCAAGATTTCTTTTACTCCATGAATATGTTTTGCTCCTGATGTGAAAATAATTAATTTTCCAGGTTTGGGAGTGATACTATAATTATAATCTCGGAAATAAGTTTCTCCACCAGTAAAATCATCATTCAAATATAATACAGAAGAATAATCACGATTTGAAGAATAATGTGGTTTTTGTGGGTCATCAATCCAATAATTGTCAGCATGTGCTTCTAGTTTCATTCCAACTCCCCAATAAACTAGATTTGTAAATTCAAGATAAATATTTTCTTCCTCATAAAATTTCATACAACTATTGATTATTCTTTGATGAATGATATTTGTTAAATCTTTGATACTTTCATCATAAGAACT